TCATAAGCTATCTGCCAGAGGATTCAAACGCACCGCATCATTGAGATAGTCGGGGGCAAAATGCGCATAGACCATAGTTTGGGTTATCGTCGCATGGCCGAGTATTTTCTGCAGTGTCAGGATGTTCCCCCCATTCATCATAAAATGACTGGCGAAAGTATGTCGCATGACGTGCGTTGCCTGTCCGTCCGGCAGCTCAGGAATAAGCGTCTTAAGCAAGGTTCGCACCAGGCTGTAATCAACGCCTGGGAATAACCGCCTGCCCTTACCTTCAGTTATCTGCTTGTAGAGCGACTCCGAAATCGGGACGGTTCTGTCCCGCCCGTTTTTGGTATCAGTAAACGTGCATTTAAATTTGAGTACCTTCTCTCGCGTAAGGTCTGCAGCCTCACCCCAGCGAGCGCCAGTAGCCAAGCACAGTAATGAAACTTTCAAATCATCACCGGACAAGTGTCCAAGAAAATCAGCGATCTGATGTTTTTCCAGGTACGCCATCTCTTTCACATTGTCTTTAAGTTTCGTCAACCCTTTCAGCGGATGGGGGTTATGGTAATGTCCCAATGTAATCAACTTGGTAAAAACACCACTAAGCATCATATGCCGTCGGTTGATCGATCCGACTTTTAAACCCGATTCCAAGCGGGCAGCTCGGTAATTCGAGAACGTTGTGATCGACACCTGGTCAGCCCGCGGATTGCCCATGTCAGACGAAATATTTAGCAATTCCTGCTTATTGTTTTCGCCTGATTTCTGCGTGCAGCCGTAGTGTTTCCACCATAGATCTATTAGCTCAGTAAGGGGGCGCCGGTCAGCCGGTTTCTCTTTCCAATCCTTACTATTCTGGGTGGCGACTACCCAGCGCTCATACTGCTGCGCCTCCGACTTAGTTCCAAAGCGTTTGCGTATGCGTTTGCCATGCCGCCCTTGCGGGCGGACATCGACCAGATATTGCCCAGAATCCAGTTTACTGATCGTCATAATCGTCAGGTAATACGCCAGTTTCTATAAGGGAAATGAACTCAGACTCGTGAAGGATTATCGTGCCTTTTTTCTGAGCAACCTCGAGTTTTTTAGGGCCTGCGTTATAGCCACCACATAGAAAATGAAGGTTAACAGTGACGTCTTTGCGCACTACCATGCCTGATTCTCTAGCGATTTTTGATAGTCTTTCTTTATCTTCTTTTTTAAAACCGGTGAAGCAGACCTCTAATGGCCCTGAGAAATCCAAAGGCTCAAACATTCCAGGAGACTCATAACGTTTGTATGAAGTTCCTCCCGTTCCCAGCCTCCCGTCATCACTAAAGTTAAAATTGGAAAAATCATCAGGTGTTACAGTGTTAGCATAATCCTCTGCTTCCTTTATCGAATCAAAATAGCGCAATACCCGCTCTGTCTTAAAGGTTCGATAATGTCCCCGAGTTTGACAAAAGCCGTGCAGATAATATTCTCCCCATCCAGTGAATGGGCTATTCAGTGAATACGCACCGACTTTGTTTTTGGCATTAACATAAACAAAATAAATATCTTCCATTATTTATCCCTATTCAGTTTGACTCAAACCAAGGTATTGATTCCTTGCAAATCCCGCCATAACCCCAACTTATCCAAATTTTATAGATAGTTAACCAACCTTCTGGCCGCTTTGGCGGTTGGATGTGCTGTCTTGCCCATCAGGGGAGAGAGCCGGTGATATCTGGCCTGCGACCTCTGATGTTTTCCCGGTCATGAGCCATAACGTGTATTTCTCGAAGCGAGGATGCTGTGTGATTTTCATGATCACATCACTTCCTATGCTCTCGCGTCGGCCTGTTTCGTAATATTTCTGAGTCCCTTCAGGAATGCCCGTTAGCTCTGCGAATTGCAGCCGAGTTAACCCCTCAGCCTCGCGAAGATCTCTGATTTTTTTTCCTACGCTCATTGACATGGTAGCAATTGTCACCCTAAACTCTGCATCAAAGGTAGCGATTGCTACCGTTGAATCTTAGTGAATCCGGTTAAATCCCGGCGTGATCGAGGAAGAATAAACGATGACCACCAAAAGACCAAAGCCTGTACTGGTGAAAATGCCCGATTGTCCTGTGGTTTTTTGCCTGCCATACCCAAAACTAACCCTTTCCGCCTATGCCGAAGTGACCGGCCAGACCGTTCGCACCATTCAGCAACAGGCCAACGAGGGAAAACTGGTTCTCACCAAGTCCAAGCCAGGCCGCGAACGCCAAGTAAACATGGTTTACGAATTCCTTGAGGCATTCGAAGAGGCGCAAGAAGCACTGCGCCAACGGGTTTGACCATGAACGCCCCATTCCTTGCCGCCGCTAACCGCGTACTCCGCATGTACGAGCTGCGCCAGCAGCAGGTAAGCCGCCGCGAACCACACGAACAAAGCGAAATCGAGTGGGCCGCCGAGATGTTGTTAGACGTCGCGCGCGCCGCGGCTTACTCAGCCAGCAAGGAAGCGGTAACGCTGCGCGATGCCGCCGAATACTGGAAGCGTTACGGCAAACAACCCGAATTTTTCCCCGAAACAATCGAGGCTTAATCCATGACAAGTACAGACAATTGCCCATCACTGGCCGCCATGTTGACGCAGGCGCACCAGATCACCCACCGCCGCCACACACGCGGTTGGCTGGAATTGCCAGACGGTCGTCACTTTCAGCCGACAGTCGCCGACGTACAGTTTTTGCCTGGTCTGCAAAAGCCGTATATGTCCCGCCCCCGCCCGCGCTGGTTCGCCCGCCTGATGGGGATATTCGCATGAGCCAAACATTCGCAGAGTTCGCGGCCAGTCTCGCTTCAACAGTCGCGCTCGCTTTCTTCATTTTGTTCGACAGATCTAAAGGGTGGGCTATTGGTTGGACGAAATTTAAAGCCGACTTCATCGCTTATGGGTGGCCGACTTTCAAGATAGTTGGTGCAGGCATTGTGATTTATGTCGCTGTTTACGCCTTGGTTTTTTACTGGGCAATCGTCTGGGCTTAGCTGAAAGCCCTCTCTAAACCCAGCGTTTACAGAGGGTTTTTAACGGGTGACTGTGTGCGGCAGAGGCAGGCAGTTGCTAATTATGGCAACAACTGAGGGTACAAATATGGGTTGGTTAGGATTTGGTAAAAAAGTCGCTGCGGCGAAAGTTGAGCTGAAGAAAGTGGAAAACCGCAATCTTATGGAAGCCATCGTCGGTGGCTGTCTGCTGGTTTCTGCTGCCGACGGCAAAATTGAGAAGGAAGAAACCGACAAACTGGATCAGCTGCTGCGCTCAAACCCGCGTCTTGGTCACTACGGCAATGAAATCACCTCGCTGATCACGCGCTTCACTGAACAGCTGGAAGCCGGTTTCCGCGTGGGCCGCATGAACATCCTGCGCGAAATCGAAGACATCAAAAACACCCCGACCGAAGCCGAAGAGGTGTTCGTCAACATGCTGACGATTGCCGAAGCCGACGGCGAGATCGAACCGGAAGAAAAGAAGGTTCTCGAAGAAGTTGGCCGTCGTCTGGGCCTTCGCGTGGAAGATTACCTGTAATGCGCGCGCTGCTCAGTAACCTGCGCCTGATTGGCGTGCTGATCCTGGCCTTCATGGTTGTGGCCGTGGACTTCACCAGTTATGTGCTTTCAGCGGTCGGCGATCTGTTCTTTGTCGGCGCGCTGGTTGTGCTGGCATGGCCGGCACTGAATAGCAAGGCAGCTTCAGAATAAACCGCCTTTGCGCCGGGATAGGCTCCGGCACCCAACACAAAGCGCACGTTCCGGGGCGTCACCCTGTGCGCTTTTTGATGGGTAAGAATATGCGAGGTGACTATGGGCGGCATGACAACAGAGCAAGTTCAATCAGTTGGCAAGTTCCTGATAACCGCCAAGCAGCTTCTTGCCACAGCCAAACGCATCAACCCGACCGCCGTATTTTATGACGGGCTGATGGATAGCCAGAAAAAAGCCGTATGCACCCTGGGAAACATCGATAGCCGGGTGAAGCTTTCCGCCAAACATATATCAATGAGGTTTGAGGAAATGAACAAAGAGGAACGGCGCGCAGTGTACCGCGGCATTAAAGAGCTACAGAAGCTAGGCCAAAAGGTACCGACGCTTTCAAATATCGGTGACTGCGATTAACCACGTCTGATTAGCAATTAAACCAACCGAACAAAATGCGGGCGCATTTATATGCGCCGGGGTTTATTCATCCTGAAAAAAGGCAACGCCATGACCAAGACCACCGTAAACCAACCTCTCTTTCTCGGCCTCGATCTTGCCGGTGACATCATCAGCAAAGAAAGGCGCTCAGCGCGTCTCGACCTGCTGGAGCAATTGGACCGCCGCCTCGACGAATTGGAACTGCACGGCGACGAGCGCGAGCAAATCCTGATCCGCCTGCGTCACTGGGTTTCTTCCCGCAAGGCGATGACCGACGCCACCACACAGGACGCAACGCCATGCTGATCCCGATCGCTATTGGCGCCACCGCCTTCATCGGTCTTGTGTGGGGTTGCCTGCTGGTCTGGCTGGCATACCGCTGGTGCAAATTCTGCCGGGCATTTAATCGCACGGCATCAATTCAACCTGAACAGCGTAATTACGATTAATTAAATCGGAGTAATAAACAATGACACCACAACAGAAAGCTCAGCAGTGGCTTGATGAAAATTGCCTGATCTTAGACACCGAAACCACTGGCCTCGGCGATGATGCCGAGATCGTGGAAATAACCATCATCGATACCACAGGAAAGGTGCTGCTGGACACCCTGGTAAAACCATCGAAGCCAATTCCGGCCGAGGCGTCCGCAATTCATGGCATCACTGACGCGATGGTTATGGGCGCCCCAGAATGGAAGGTCATTTTCCCTCAAGTCGATGCACTAATTTCAGGTCGAACAGTTGTGGCCTATAACTCCGCCTATGACGTTCGGCTGCTTGATCAGACCATCGATATTCATGATGTTCTGCCCGAGATTAAAAACGGCTTCCCTAAATTTCAGTGCGCGATGCTGGCCTATGCCGAATTTTACGGCCAAAAAAGCGAGCGCGGCGGTTACAAATGGCAAAGGCTGACCACCGCCGCTAAGCAGCAAGGCGTAGTTATTGAAGGTGCGCCACACCGCGCGCTTTCTGATTGCCTCACTACGTTGGGGATCGTTATAGCTATGGCGTGCGAACGGTTCCCGCATCACGTAAATACCGTTTTGAGCGAGTTGAAATATGCATCCGAGGCTACCGCCTGGGAGCCGCGAGTTTTCGACGCCGTGGTCAGCGCTTCAATTCTTATCCGCCAAGCCTATCGAGAGCTGCGGCAACATCGTGATCTTGAAGAAATCCCGTTCGGCGCCGTTGAGCAGGATCATGAAGTGGCCCAGCTGCAGCGCCAGGTCGATGAAAAAGATTTGTTGCTCCAACAGGCAAAAGAAAATGAACGCCGCGCGATGGATTGCTTTGCTCGCGCGGTGGCTTTCGCTAAAGGCGCTGAAGGTGACCCGTGCTACATCACCGAGCTGGCAAAAGAAGTTGCTGACTTGGCAGGCGAGGTGCGGAAAAAATGATCCGTTCCTGCCTGAAGTGGGCCGGCGGCAAGGCCGGCATCATCGACACCCTGCGCCAGCACCTGCCAGCCGGTAAGCGTCTGGTTGAGCCGTTCACCGGCTCCGCCACCGTATTCATGAATACGGACTATGACGCCTACCTACTGGGCGATATCAACCCAGACCTGATCAACATGTTCAACACCATAAAGCGCAACCCTTCGCGTTTTATCAGCTATGCCGCATCGCTGTTCAAGGATGAAAACGACCCCGTTTCCTACTACGAATTGCGCGAAGAGTTCAACAAATCAGGTAACCAGTTTCACCGGGCAGCCTTGTTCTTATACCTGAACCGCCACGGTTACAACGGCATGTGCCGTTACAACCGCAGCGGCGGGTTCAACGTGCCTTACGGCAAATATAAAGCGCCCTACTTCCCAGCCGCCGAGATCCGCGCTTTCGCCGAGAAGGCTGATAAGGCGCTTTTCCTGTGCCTGGACTTTGAAGAGTGCATCGAAATGGCAAACGACGGCGACGTCATTTACTGCGATCCGCCCTACGTCCCCGTCTCGAAAACGGCCGATTTCACCAACTACCACACCGGCGGCTTTAACACTTCCGACCAATATCGGCTGATGTATGCCCTACGCAAAGCAACCCGCCGCGGCTGCCACGTCGTCGCATCCAACAGCGACACCGCGGAATCGCTGAAGATTTACGGCGATTTCAAGATCACCCATATCGAAGCACCCCGCGCGGTCAGCTGCAAATCCGAAGGCCGCCAACCGGCACGCGAGATCATCGCAACTATGAGGGCATCCGCATGACACTAACGACTGAGTGGTTGAAAGAGCGGCTGAAAAATCCGCGCTCCGGCACTGAGTTTGAGTTAATCAACGAGGTGTTGGCTAACCGGGAGGCGCAGCCGGTGGCCTACCTGAAGAAATCGATTATCGATTCAGAGAGGTTTGATAGCGCCGACCCTGAAATAATCCTGCATCCCAATACACCAGAGGGTTGGCATTCGGAGTACCAGGCCGGGTTCACCGCCCCGCCAGCGCCAGTTGTAAACTCTCAGCTTACAGGTGCGACAGCAGTGCCGGATGACTACTTTGGAACATTGGTGAAAAAAGCGCGCTCCGCAGCTGATAAGGCAATGCGTAAATTCCCGCAGCCAAACTACGTTCTGAACAAAGTCGCGGAAGAAAGCGGTGAAGTTATCAAGGCGGTGATTCATTACACCGAAGGGCGCGAAGAGTGGGCGAACGTCGAAGGCGAAATCATTGATAATCTGGCTATGCTGATTCGCCTGGTTGTTGAGGGGGATCAGGTCATTGGATTCACTCCTCCTGACTCCTGCCGCGCCGCCATGCTTGCAGCAGCACCAGAGGGCCGCTCAAATGATTAAAGTTAGCGATCTCTTTGCCGGCCTGGGTGGTTCATCTACCGGCGCAAGAATGGCAGGCGCTGAAGTGGTTTGGGCCGGTAATCACTGGCCCGCCGCCGTCGAAGCTCATGAGAAGAATCACCCCGGTGCTATCCACGTTTGCCAAGACCTTCACCAGGCTGATTGGTCATTGATGCCACAACACGATCTGATGATGGCGTCCCCATGCTGCCAAGGCCACAGCAAGGCGCGCGGGAAGAAATCAGGCAATCCCCAACATGACGCCAGCCGCTCTACTGCGTGGGCAGTGGTATCTGCCGCCGAATTCCACCGAATGCCAAAAATCATCATCGAAAACGTGCCGGAGTTCCTCCGGTGGGGGCTTTACCCCGCCTGGGAAGCGGCGATGCAGGCGCTGGGATACTCGCTTGCGCCGCACATCGTGGATTGTGCAGATCTCGGGGTTCCGCAAAATCGTGTGCGACTGTTCATTATCTGCACCCGCAGCAAAAAACCGCTGTTCCTGAATTTACCAAAAATGCCGCATGTGCCAGCCAGCACATTTATCGACTTCGACGCCGGCAAATGGCAACCGATTGAAAAGCCGGGGCGCGCAGTTGCAACGCTGGAACGAGTTAGAAATGGCCGCGCACAATTCGGTGAGCGGTTCCTTTTCAGCTACTACGGCAACACAAAAACAGGCCGCTCTCTTTCCCGTCCGATTGGCACGATCACCACGCGCGATCGTTGGGCAGTTGTCGATGGCGACCGTATGCGCATTTTGACCCGTGACGAAAACATGCTGGCAATGACATTCCCGGAGGACTACATCAAACCGCCGTCGCACAAGCTGTGCGTTCACATGGGAGGAAACGCAGTTCCACCAAAAGCCATGTGTGAAATTATCACTGCGTTGGAAACTCAAGCGTGAGTAAAGCGTCACGCGGCCGCTATGAGCCAACCCCGCCGCTACCCTACCCGGGCAGCGGCGCTGTTGCTTTTGAATATGCATATTCCTGGAACATCAAACGCGACGCCATCTTAACCGAGCGCGGCGAGGAACCAGCATCGATCCAGCTTTTCGGCGCTACCGATCACAGCGGCGCGCCGGCGCGCGTGCCCTTGTTCGACATTGCGGGGCAGTTTTCTGTTGCCGATCCGGCACCGCGCCGCCTGCGCCGCCGGCTGGCTGCACTTCCTCAGTATGTCCGCCGGTACTACACCCAGCGGCTAAACACCATCGAGCAAGGCAAAGGGCAAAAAGCCGCTAACGGCTGGCTGGTAAACACCTTTGAGCGCCACGTCCTACCGCGTATCGATGCGGTAAACGAGCAATACCAGATCGGCCAGGTGCCGCCGGCGCTGATCTCCTTCCGCGATGATTTCTTCCGTATCCCGTACAGCGGGAAAAAAGACCTCAAACGCCTGGCTAATCGCCTGGCTGATTGCATGACCGGTGAGTTTGTCCGCCTTTGCGATTACTGGGCCGCAGCTGCTGACGATCTGGCCTTTGCTGTGATCTACGCATATGGCCGGATTGGGTATTTAACGCAACACCTGAACATGTTCGCACCCGGCTGGTATCAATACTGCAGCGGGCGGCTGAGTGCTGAAGAGGCAACGCGCGCCGTTGCCCGTCTCGAATCACCGGCATGGTGGTTGCGCCGTTTGCGCCGCCTCCATGACCAGTGGCGCGAACACCTGATGATCGCCGCTGGCTATGTCAGCGACAGGGCAACACCATACTGTAGCGATCCATGTCTGAAAGAATGGCATGCCCAGAAGAAGGCCAACCGCGAGTTTTTGAAGTCGCGGGAATTGGAAGACCAGGACACCGGCGAACGCTTTTCCCTGGTCGACAAGGTCGACGGTAGTGCCGCTAATCCTGCGGTGCGCCGCGCTGAGTTAATGAACCGCATGCGCGGTTTTGAAGACCTGGCAAAGGCCCGTGATCTGGCCGGCGAGTTTTATACCCTGACGGCCCCATCGAAGTACCACGCCATGCAGAGCAAGACCGGGCACCGCAATAACAAATATCGCGGGGCCAGTCCGCGCGAAACTCAGCGCTACCTCTGCAAGGTCTGGTCGAAGGTACGGGCATCGTGGAAACGTGCCGGCATTCGCGTGTTCGGTTTCCGCGTCACCGAGCCGCACCATGATGAAACCCCGCACTGGCATTTGCTGCTGTTCCTTAAGCCGGAGCACATCGAGCAGGCGCGCGACATCTTCCGCCGCTACGCCCTGCAGGTTGATGGCGATGAGCCAGGCGCCGCCGAATACCGCTTCAGCGTCACGCCAATGGATGAGCAATTCGGATCCGCCACTGGCTATATCGCGAAATACATTTCGAAGAATATCGACGGGTACGCGCTGGACGACGAGCTGGATCACGACACCGGCGAGCCGCTGAAAGATATCGCTAAGCGCGTGAACGCCTGGGCGTCGCGCTGGCGCATCCGCCAATTTCAGCAGATTGGCGGCGCCCCGGTAACCGTATATCGCGAGCTGCGCCGCCTGCGTGATCGTGACCTGTTCCTTCACCCGGAGATTTCCCCCGCGCACGTCGCGGCCGACTCCGGCGATTGGGCTGGGTATACCGATGCCCAGGGCGGCCCGCTGGTCGAGCGGCGTCATATTCGGGTGCGCATTTGCTACGACATCACCGAGAACGGCAACGACTACGGCGACGACATCAGCAAGATCGCCGGTGTTTACTCGCCGTTCGCCAGGACGCAGCCGATGATTTACACCCGCCTGAACACCTACAAGATTGTCCCGGCCAGCGCCGACCCGGGTTTGGCCGTTGACCTTCAGGCGGCAGCGCCGCCCCTCGGAGTTCTGTCAATAACTGTACGCGGAGCGCAGCAGGAAGAAGACAGACAGGGCAGTAATCCCGGCATTTTACCCCCTGACATAGATGCAAATGGCTGTGCCAGCTGGCCACCTAGGGGTGATTTTGAGGGGATGACACGCCGAGAACGGCGAGCCTTCAATGAGTATTTGATAGCAGAAGGGAAGAAAACGCGCGGCAAGCAGCTAGCGGAGCATCCATACGCCCAAAAATCGGCGCACCTGGTCGAGAAAATTACCGACTTTGCCGCATCCATCGGGTTGTCGTTTACCGTTCTGGAGGCTGAAAAGCTGGCCGGCGGTGATGAGCTGTCACTGAACGGCCAACGTTGGCGGGCACTTGCCGACGGTTCGATTCATCCAGCACCTGCCAGCTACGAACAAAAGCGTAGCGCCATCATGAGCCGGGTGTTTGCGCTGAAAAATCATCGAGCACAGTCATAACCGGCGATATGGTCCAGGCAGGCATAAGAGCGGTTGTCAGTTATGTTAGTGTTTTTTACAACATTTCCAATCTAATAATAAAAGGCATATCCATATGCACACTGTTATTAGCACAATTCAATTAATTATTATTATTGGGAATTTATTGTCTATAAATCTCGTATATAACATATTGGTTGCGTAATGATTTAATAATAGAGGAGTGAACTCAATAGGTTCATCAAATGGCCAGTGTGATTCTTTATTTGATGGCGGGAATATCTTTTGTGACGCCCCCGCACAACCATCGGTAAGAAGTTCATTTATTACTTCTTCAATGTCTTCTTTTTTCTCTGCTTCAGGATCACACCAAGACACAAATAGCACCAGTGATTTTATTTCGAACGTGCAAAGGAATAAAGTGCAGTCACCTACTCTTCTCCTTGAATAATAGCTCGTGATATATTCATTGGATTCATTTCGACATACAATATACACTGTACATCCATTTGGTATAGACATTGATTGAATGTTTTTATAGAACCAATCAGGGATGATATTTTCTCCCGTATCTAACAATGCCCTAACCGCAGCCGTTTTTACCGCCCACAGTGCCAATAGCTCTTTTTCTTCATTATTCAACACAATGGATTTGAATGTAATTAATTTTTCCAAAGTGGTTTTTAATGGTTCTTCTAATTTTCGGCTCATCCATCCATTGTTGCATTTATCGCAGACCCTTGACACCTTCATTTCAAACGGTGAAAGGCCGATCATATTTCTTTCTACCGGGTCTATTCCGGCAGTCTCTGCGACATAGAGGACGTTTTTGGCATAATCAGGTGAAAGTGGGAAACTTTTTTTCATCCACTGAGGGAGAACATGTTCTTTTGTTATTTTAACCTCAGGTGGACTCTTGTCACAAAATATACATTTTTTCATTTATCGCCCTTCTATGTCAGTGTAGTAAGTTATCACTATATCTGTTCTAGATTAGAAATCAAAAAAGATAGTTCTAGAGTATGGATAAAAGTAAACCCGCCAATTAGCGGGTTTACTTTTATCCAGGCTGGCCCTGCAGCAAGTCGAGGGCTATCTGTTTATCTTCCGGTCGCAACAAACTGAGCAGCGACTTGACTAGGCCGCGCCCGCTTCGCGCGCTGGGGCTGAGGGTATGCGAAAAAGTCATGTTCATAACGAAGGTGTGGCCGCACTCTACATCGGTACACTGGCAGTAAAGATCGGCAAACTGAGCGGTTTTTCGGTTGGTTTTACTGATGATGGCTGGCGCATTACACTCTGTGCAGATAACTTTCAGATTACGCGACATACTCTCCTCCCTTCAAAAATGCAAAACGCTGCCTGTATTTTAGCATCATTGAAGGGGATGGCGTTGAATAAATCGTCAGGATAGACTAAGAGGAAGCCAGGGCAATGCCCCGGCTTTTTTAATTCACGGAAATGCCACGATCTATCATGATGTATTCTTTAATGCAGTCTCGCATTTTGGCTTGTTCCTCTGGTGACAGCACTTTGTTATAAAATGCAATGCACCCAAACACGCCTTTCAAACCGATATTTTTTGTATCACTGATAGCGCCATTCAGTCGGATGCCCTTAACCCCTTTCGCACGGGTTGGAATGGCGGCGGAATACACTGTCCCCCCGGCACGGGTGAGCGTCATGAGCTTTTGTGAGGAGCTGATCGTCCCGCTAAAACGTGTCCAACCCCCTACCGCGCTGCCCGCTTCAAGTTGAAAAATAGTTTCCCCTGGTGGCGTAATGTACGCACTATTACCGACTTGCAAAAACAATCTGCCATCTTCCTGAATACGCAACTGCACGCCGGAATACGGCGGATTATCGGGGATCAGATTTGAGAAAATACGCCCCCCCTCCGCCGTCAGCGGCTTGGATACATTGATGCAAAGCACAAAAGAAAATTCGTCAGTATCAATAATACCGGTGTCCGCCCCGTGCTCTGCATCATTAATAACCGTCATTCCCAGTTCGGTAAATTCATTATTCGTTTTTAAATCATTACCGTTCCCGCTGAGGTCGAGTGCATCCTGTAAACCATATGTCCCCAGGCTAGACTCGTCATTCAAGAGCATAGCTGGTTCTGAGAGTTCAAGACCTTTTGCGCTAATTGCACCGTTACATACCAGTTTCATTCTATAATCTCCTGCTTAATAAGCCCGGCTTGCCCTATGTGAATTTCAGCGACATTAGCCGCTACAATGATCTTTACTTCCGTAACACCTGCAGGGACAACAAAGTCATAGCTGAACGTCAAATAATCGCCCGTCGAAAAGTTCCATGACCTAATACCGGCCAAATTGGTTTTGTTAGCGTCGTTCGCCTCGCAGTAGCACGCCGTCGAATTATCCCCATCGACAGACGTTTTCACCATAAAGCTGAATGTTCGGCGCTCCCCAGCAGCCACAGGTACAACCTGCGATACCCTGGCTATCGTGGTGCCAACCCCGGTTACGGCCATTACATTACCAACGACAGCAGGATCGGATGTTATAGCAACATTGCCCGATTCCACCGTCCAACCGACTGGCCGGCCGTTGCTTGTGTCTAAAAATAGTGGATTGATAACGCCGTTTGCCCCGCCTGGCGTGGTTGGATTAGAAATAGCAAGCTGCGGATAAACCGGCATCGTGTAGGGAGCCACTGTATCTGCCAATGCTTTACCCATATGAAAAGATCCCAACGAAACGGGGTGTGACGGGTCTGGCTGGCCGTTCGGCAGCTTGCCATTATAACCAGCTCGCCATCCATCAGTGACGGGATCGACGGTAACGGCCCGCATGTCGACAAATGGAAAACCCTGGTCAAATGCAAAGGCCCACAAAAATGCATTGATAGAATTTTCACGGTCTTTCAATACAGGATCGTCATTGTTTTGTGCCGCCATAGAGCACACTACGGGGATAATCCCGTGTTTGCGAAACTGCGTCAGAATATAGCGAATGTTGCTTTTGATGGTATCAACTGAGAACCGGAAATTACCCGCGCTATCTTTTTGAATTACGTCATTACGGCAGCCCAGAAAAGTAATAAAACGTGGCCTTGCTGCAATAGCGGGTTTCAGATGATCGCGGATCATGTCAGATGTTGTATAGCCGCCCGTTGCCCACTGGCCGATATATTTCAGCCGGCCACCGCTAAACATAGACGCCCAGACCTGCCACGATCTGGCATTGAATGTCCAACCACGGGGCTTTCCAGCATCTGCGGGGTTGCGCCCGTTATCTGTCAATGAATCGCCAAACCCACCGAAGGTGTTTTCAAGCAGCCCAATATGCGTCTCTAAGGGGATACCGCGGAGATCTACCGTGCCCGCGCCATCATCCCGCAACCGCAATACACGGTAATTTCCGACGGTTAACTCGAACAGGGAACCCGGTCGCGCCTTCATGAGGCTTGACGAGCCAACAGACAAGGCCCGGATAACGTCCAGAAAATCGGAAACGCTCTTACCGGGTAGCCATTTGGTGTTGTCGTTATCGACCGCAAAAAGCCGGAAGCCTTTCATGGTCAGCAGTTCAAACGGCATCTTTGACTTGAGGAACGTCAGCAAGCCCCGTGTCCTGACTTTGGTTTCGGTGGCGTCTTGGCTTGCCGCTTTCAGCATGTTGTTGCTGGGGTAACTTTCACCTGTCGCGATGGCAACCCCTTTCTGATTCAGATATTCGTCTACCACCATTTTTTCCGGCGATGTCCAAACGTGGAAAATCTGCCCGTCATTGGTGCTAGTCAACGCCTGTTCTTTACTGTCGAAAGCCAGATTAAAATTCAACATACTGCGCAGCCCCGCAAGGGTGCCGCTCTTGGTTTCAAAAGCATCATCGCCGATCGGTTTTGATAGCGGTAATACGTCAGCATCGTTAAGCGTGCCGGCTGGCGGTAATTCAACGATGCGTTTTGTTGGCAGCAATTCTTCAGCCATTATTGTTCCCCTGCAGGTGTTTCAAAATTGAAATTGAGATGTAGACGCGGAGCTACTTCAGGATCGGCGGCGATGGCCTCCGCAAGCATGCGCTGGACGGGGATCACCTCATCCTGCCGATAGGTTTCACGGGATTTGATGGGGTCACCCAGACCAGCGGTATTCTGCGGAATGATGCCGGCCAGCCCCGCGGGAAAACGGTGAGCAGTGAGAACGTCCTGCGCACTGATATTCTTTACGCTCGCAAACTCGTCTTTCGCGCTGATGTCACCTACCGGGATAAACTTCACCCCTTCTTTATCGCCGCCGGGGATGTTGATAAACATGTTGCGGAAATTGCCCAGCCCTTTTGTGCCTTCGATTTTTTTCTTGATCTCGGCTTCCACCTCATCGGACAGGTTCGGGTCTGTTGTGTAGAGAATGCCGCCCATGTGCGCACCGTTGTTGTAATACCGGCGGCGGAAAATAGTTGCTTCACTGTTTAACATCGCGCTGTTGATTCCGCCGATGTAGTCCGGCAGGCCGTAAATTTGTTGCTGTGGGTCGTACTGGCTAAAGAAGATGATGTCATCTGGGGAATAAACCAGCGGTGCCCCTTTCTGCAAAATGACGAATTCACCGCTGCGACGAATGCGCATGTACATGGACGGCAACGGATGTAACTGGACAACATCACGCCACCCATTCCGCACTTTCAGTAACGGCACGTCGCCGAACGTCAACAAGTCGAACGTCATGGCCTCCAGTTGCTTACGCGTCAGCCCGCCACTGACATAACTCGATGTGATCATATTTTTGCGGGCGTACAGCACCCCACCATGCTGGGCGTTAGCATTCGCCAGGCGTGCCAACGCCAACCGGCTGATCGGTGGCGTCCAATGGTCATAATCGTTGTCATACCAAACATCCTGGTAATCAGTGCCACTGGTTAGCACCAGTTCGGGCGGCCCGATAAAAATCGTGCTGCGATCGCCTGGGATGGGTAGCCCTGCCGAAAAGGTTTGCGCCTGTGGCGCCGGTTTCTTGTTCTTTCTGCTCATGCGGCCGCCTGTGAAAATGCCCAGGTAGATTTACGCCGGGTATCAAAGTTGAGGGGTTCGTTAATCGCTGCGTGGGAAATGGCGAAGAAAACATCAGCGTGACCGTTCTCGGCGCTGCGTTCTGCCACGAACGTGATCGCGTTGCCGCTGCTGGTCACGGTTTTGCGGATAGCGAGGAAGCTGCCAGCGATGCCGCGTTTTTCGGCGTCCCATTCGATCCGGTCGCCTTCCACCAGGTCGACCATCTTCAGCACCAAACGGGTTTTCGTTTCGAGGCTGTAGTGGATATCACGCACTTCTCTCGGGGCAAAGGACTGCACCCGCTCGTAAACGCCTCGCCCGATGCCGGTCACGTCGATCCCGATGTAGGTCATGCGGTAACGCTGCATGATTTTTTTGATCTGCTCGGCCTGGTATTTGAAGCTGTACCCCTGCCAGTGGTGGGTTTCCAGCACGCGAAAACGCTCGCCGTCAAAGAGTGGCGGCGCGATAACCACAAAGGTGGAGGTATCACCACTGCGCGCCGGGTCAAAGCCGCCCCAGACTTCTCGCTCACCAAATGGCCGTTTTGCTTTGGGGTCAAAGTCCTGCCAGATGTCCGGGTCAACCTCGCACCGGGATAATTGGTCAAACTTGAAAACGCTGTCGCCGCTATCCACAAAAATGCACATGTACAGCAGGTTGAACGCGTCAATGCTGTGCTCACCGCGCACGCGGTCAACCGTAACGAATTTATCCAGGCCGCCGGCGCAGGCATCGACCAGCGTCACCACGTAGCGCCATTGCCCATCAGGGCACATCCGGCCGCCGTCGCGCAGTTCATCAAAATCAGGGAACTTCAGCGCCTGGCGTTTCTTGTCGCTGCCTTTCCACTCGTCGCCCGTCCAGAACGGGTAACCGTCATGTGTCTTGGCGCTTGGCGTTGAGAAGAATGTCCGGCGCCATTTGTCATGCGTAGCGATCGCGCTGGTGACGTCCTTAAATACCTGGAATTTCGGCACCCAGAAGTATTCATCGCAGTAGAAATGCCCTGTCTCACCCTGCGCCGTGTTTTTGTTGGTCGAAAGGAAAATCAGGTTAGCGCCGTTGCTGAGCGTGATCGGGTTGCCTGTCAGCGTGACGCCGAACATTTCACGGGCAAATTTGACGATATAGCGTCGGAAAATTTCAGCCTGGCGCCGCGATGCCGAAACAAAGATTTGGTTATCGCCGGTCAGCGCGGCATCTTCCAGCGCCTCCCATGAAAAGTACCAGGTCGCCCCCACCTGCCGAGACTTCAGCAGGTTGCGGATCGAATGGTGTTTATTGGCGCGTAATGTTTTCTGATATGTAAACAGGCCCGTTTCGGCAAACTCGTCGAAACGCTCTTTCGTCATCAGGCTGACGTCATTCTTTTGCCGGCGGCCCTTGCGCTGCGCTGGTGCATCTTCCCCGGCAGACATAAAGCCAATATTGCCACCGTCACCTTGTGCCGCAGCTGCTTGCGCGGCCGTCATTTTTTCGGCGTGCTTATTTTTCTGCGCAATCAGTTTTACATGGTGCTCAATCAGCCGGTCTATTTCCTGCATTTCCAGATCGGTTTTTTTATCCCGATGTGTCAACGTCATAATGCGGCGCTGGATGCAATCCTCCAGGCTTTCTTCTTTCAGTAATGCAGACCAGCCGTATTTCTCCGCCCAATGATAAACAATGCGGGCAGAAGTTAAATTTAGTTCGGCGGCGATCTCTTTCGGCGTCCAGCTTTTTAAATAAAGCGAACGCGCCACCTTTTTAATTGCATCGGGGTATATAGCCATAGGTTGCATTATGCAGGGCAAACATTGGCAATATGATAATTAAATATCGGATGCATTCGGTTAATGCCTTATATCCGAACGCATCAGAATTAAAATCATCGCAGCATTAAAAAATATCCGCAATACTCGCTTTACTTTATTAGAGCGCAGATATTTAACCGGGATTATCCAATGGGTGGCACATTATCGCAATTAATGACTGACTGGATTTGCATTGCAACCGAAGGCGAAACCGTCGACGGTCGCAACATTCCCGCATCATGGCTTACCGAAATGGCTGAAACCTATGATCTGGAATTGTACACCGCATTAATCTGGCCGGAGCATGAACGCTATTGGGGTAATTCTGGCGAAGTGCTGGAACTGAAATCAGAGGTCACCGACACCGGGTTAACCAAGCTGTACGCCCGCCTGTGCCCTACCGACGATCTGATTTACTCGAACCGCCGTAATCAACTGCTGTTTGCGTCTATCGAGCCGGTCGAGAATTTCCGCAACTCCGGGAAAACCTACCTGAAAGGGCTGGGCGTAACAAACACCCCGGCCAGCATCGGCACTGACCGCATGCGCTTTAACGCTAAAAAATATAACGCTATCTACGGCGCTCCGGTGCCGTTTGTAATCGATATGGTCACAACACGGCCGGGAGATAAAGAAATGTCTGAAGATAAGAAACCATTATGGCAAAGCCTATTCGGTGCAAAACAACCAGAGCCGGCACCAAAGCCAGCGCCTGCCCCATTGCCACAGGGTGACAATAAAGAATTTGCAGAGGCTTTATCGGGTATGGCGCAAGCCGTCGTAGATTTGCAGCAGAAATTTAATGCCATTAACAGCGGCGAAGAAAAAATCACCCAGTTAGAGAAAGTAGTCGGCGATTTAAAAACGCAGATTACCGAAATCACTCAGCTGTTCAGCACTGAGCAGGCCAAGGAATTATTCACCGCCCTGCCTGACCTGATGCCGAAATTTAAAAAGCTGGATGAAACCTTTAGCAAATTGCCAGCCCCGAATCCAGGCGAAAAAGATAACACCGCCGCCCCGATGATTGTTTAACCGTTCATCGCATCGATTAATAGCGCTGCCAACGGCGGCGGGAAGAAGGAATAAAATATGTTGCAACAATTATCCGTGCTGAGCGATGGCGCCCGCAAGGCGATGGAAACGTATTACAGTACGCTGTTGAAAAACATCGGCCAGCCTGAAACTGCCGACCGCACCAAATATTATGCGGTCACGCCACCGATGGAAACCGCCATCCGTAAGGCGTTACAAGAGTCGCTCGATTTCTTGTCATTCATCACCATGAAAGACGTGGATCAGATGACCGGTCAGGTTGTCGATGTGGGCGCCTCCCGTCTGCATACTGGCCGAACAGCCGGCGCACGTTTCCATCGAAATATCGGCGTAAGTGGTAACACCTATAGCCTGGCGCCGACGGACTCCGCTGTCGATCTGGACTGGGAAACCCTGTCGAACTGGGCGAACAGTGGCGACGCCAACGAATTCATGCAGTTGGTGAACGCGTTCACCATGCAGGCTTTCTCGCTGGATATTCTGCGCATCGGCTTCAACGGCACCAGCGTAGCCCCAACCACCGACCCGATCGCCAACCCGTTGGGCCAAGACGTGAACAAAGGCTGGCACCAGCTTGCCAAAGAGTTCAACGGCGGCTCCCAAATCATCACCGACCCGGTCACCATCGGGCCGAGCGGTGATTACAAATCACTGGACGCGGCGGCAGCCGACATCATCAACACCAAAATTCCGCAGGAATTCCGTAATGATCCACGCCTTACGATCATGGTTGGCGCTGACCTGGTGGCTGCTGAGCAATTCCGCCTGTACGGCAAAGCCGACAAGCCAACCGAGAAAATCGCCGCGCAGCTGCTGGCTGATTCTGTTGCCGGCCGTCGCTCTGCCATCCCGCCGTTTATGCCTGGCAAGCGCTTAGCCGTCACCATTCCGGCTAACTTGCAGGTGCTGACCCAGCGCAATACCCGCCAGCGAAAAGTCGAGTTTGTGGAAGACCGCGCGCAGTACGAAAACAAATATCTACGTAACGAAGGCTATGCCCTGGGCTATCGCGAGCTGTACGGCGCGATCGATGAGTCTGCCGTCACCATTGTAGGCGAAGAGGCCGTAACGCCACCTGCTGGGGGTTAATGATGAGCATGTCACCCGGTCTGCGTCATAACGCACGGATTGCCGCACAGCACACGCTCAACCAGGGACAGGCGCTAAGCGCCAACCCTGACAGCCTTCACATTCAGTTGCGCGAGCTGCAGCTGGACGTTGAACGCCTGCGCCAGCTGCCGACCATCCGCGATCGGGTAGACATGAAACGCCGCAAGCTGCTGCCCAAGTGGGCGCCCACCGTAGAGCGCTACCTGAGCAGCGGCGAGCAGTACACCAACCAGGTGTTTTCCTACTGCGTGATCTGGTTGTTCGATATTGGTGAGTTTGATCAGGCGCTGGATTGGGCCGATCTCGCTATCGAACAGCACCAGCCCACCCCGGATAACGTCAAACGCACCTTCTCGGCCTTTGTAGCCGATACCGTGCTGGCCTGGGCCGAAAGCGAAGCTGAGGTCGGGCACAGTGTTGAACCGTATTTTTCCCGCACCTTTGCGAACGTTCGGGATAACTGGCGGCTTCACGAAGAAATTAACGCGAAGTGGTTCAAGTTCGCCGGCCTGCTGAAGTTACGTGACAGGAACGGCAGACCGATACCGTCCGCGGTCGAGGACGTCAGCGTCCTGCAGGCGGCGGATGAACTGCTGGCGCAAGCGCACGCCTTCCATCCCCCCGTTGGGGTGAAGACGCTGCGAGAAAAAATTGAGATGCGCATTCGTGCGCTGAACAAACGACTGCCGCACGGCGGAGCGGACGCAGCGGAGGGTGACGCCGATTTGGCTAATCACGCCGTGGATGCTGGTCAGTCCGCTTCTTTAACAACAGGGGGTGATCTGTGAGTTCTCTCGGTTTCAGCGGTAAAAGCCTGGACTACCAGGACGAAGCCATCACACAGGGGCCGGGCAGTTTTTGGCCGGATCTGAACCTGGGAGAGTTTCAGTTGCAGCGAAAAGTACCGCCGCAGTTACAGGGCGATACCGCGATCCAGGCATTGCTTGCCGCGATCGGTGACATCAATCGCCGCCTGACCAGCTTTGAAGCAGCGAAACGGGCCGCAGGTTTCACCACCGCTAACGATCTGCCAGGTGCACGCGCCGGCAACGAGAACCAGACAACCGCACAGTACAAAAAAGCCGTGTATGCCCTGGCAAAAGCCGATCTGGTCAGCGAAGTGACCAGCGTCAGCCGCGTAGGCAAGGCAACGGCACCAGAGGGAACCAGCAGCGACGCCGCCGAATCCTTCACCCGTAGCGGGTTGTTGACCGAAGCCAGCCAGGCGGTGCGCGCCATCCTCGGACTGGGCCGCGCAACGGTGTCGCTGTCATGAGCCAGTTATCTGAACTGACAGCATTCATGACCGAGCGTTTGCCGACCAGGGTGCGAGGATTCGACAGTTGGATGGACAACCAGAAGCTGACACCCGCGCTGAAAAACCTCGGCAAAGGTCAGCGACGTATCGGGATAACAACCTATGACGGCGTGCTGGAGTGGGACAAATTCCCGTATCGCGAGCTTGATCCGGCGGTGTTGTTTGCGCTGGTGCTGTCCTGGTTGATGGAAGGCGCCAATGACGCCCGCAGCGATTTGAACCTGGACAACCCAGACGTTGAAGTCGAGCTGTACGACGAAGAATCTGCCCTGGTTACGATCACCGTGCCATTGGTTGACGAAATTGTCCTGTTACCCAATAGCAATGGAGAAATCCCGCTGGATGGGGAGTCATGGGGCGTTGTCGATCCGACCTATGACCATGCCGAAGAAGCTGTCATTTTCGGAGCGGACGCCACCGGCGCGCCGGTGAAA